CATGTAATCCGTGAGTCGGGGATCTGTTTTGAACGAAAAAACCAGAAAAGATATGGCATCGCGCCATGATCCAAATGCGACACAAAAGCGCGCGTTGAAGCGCACCGGACAGCAACACAGCGACTCCGCTGACATCCTATTCCTAAGCAAACAGGTCGTGTCGGATCTGCACAAATCATATCTAGAGCTTGGCCGTGAAAAGTATCTGATCCAATTAGCTAAGTCAGATCCGCGCGTTTATGCGGGCTTGCTAGGGCGAATCATCCCCAATGTGGTGGTGCAGGACGTGCAGCATACTGTTGATATCGGGCAAGCGCTTGCCGAAGCGCACGCGCGCGCGAACGGAGTCGCATTGGATATGAGCGAATCGAAAGTGATAGATCATGATGATCTAGAAAGTGGGGAGTCGGATGATTAATCGATCGGGGAGTCAAGATCATGCGCTTGATGCTAGTAAGACGTGCGACGTGATACAAATAGGCTCAAATCAAAAAGCTTATTTTGAAATCGACCCCCGGGGGCAAAAATTCGACCTCCGGCGAGTTTGCGGGGTGGTCACCCCAGAATTTTTTGCAGGATTTGAAAACTTGTATTACGTCTTACTACTATCCAACAGGATTTCCCTAGATGGCTAAACCTCGTCCCGATGAGCAAAAAGTCATTTCGGCTCTTTTGAGCTATGCGGATGACCCCGTGTCGTTTGTGATGTTCGCGTTCCCGTGGGGCAAACCGAATTCGCCCCTACAAGGCATGTCAGGCCCCCGGGATTGGCAGATGCGGGCTCTTAAGCAAATCAGGGATCATGTAATTCAGAACAAGCAACGAAAAGTGCAGGGGCTGGACCCTGAGCTTTTGCGTCTCGCCCGATCATCCGGCCGCGGCATTGGTAAGTCGGCGTTCTTGGCATGGATTGCGCTGTGGATGTTCTGTTGTCATCCGGCGTCAACGACTATTGTAGCGGCCAACACGGAGCAGCAGTTGAAATCGACCACATTCCCAGAGATTAAGAAATGGGCCAGTATGTCGATCATGAATACGTGGTTTGATACGCAAGCCATGTCGATCCGCCCTGCCCAATGGCTCGTCAGCGCACTCAGAGACACCACCGACCTTGATGATGCGTATTGGTATATACAGGCCCGTCTGTGGTCTGAGGAAAGCCCAGATGCGTTTGCAGGGCTTCACTCGAATGTGGGGATGGCTGTGCTGTTTGACGAGGCGTCGGGCATCCCTGCGCCGATCTGGTCCGTCACAGCGGGCTTTTTCACCGATAAGACCCTGTACCGCGTCTGGGCGGTTATCTCCAACCCCAGATCCCCGACAGGGCCGTTCTTTGAGTGCTTCAACCGGGATCGGAACCTATGGCAGACTGAATCGATCGACGCCCGATCGGTCGAGGAAAACGATCAGGCGCTCTATCAATCTATTATTGAGCAGTATGGAGCCGACAGCGATGAGGCGCGGGTCGAGGTGTACGGGCAGTTCCCCCGGCAGGGGGATCAGCAGTTCATCGGCAGCGGGCTTGTTACAGAGGCCCGGGAGCGGCCGTCTGCATCCGATCCGAATGCCCCGCTGCTGCTTGGGGTAGACCCCGCTCGCTACGGGGATGACGATGCCGTGCTGCTTTTTCGTAAGGGCAACGACATCACCACCTATCCGATCCAACGGTACAAGAAGTGTTCCTTGGAGGAGTTGGCGGATCATATCGTCGCCGCGGCCAACGCGCATGAACCGGATGCGATCTTCGTGGAAGGTGATGGCGTGGGCGGCGGTCTGGTCGATATTCTTAAGCGCCGTCGCTTAAACGTACATGAGGTCACCATGGGTGGGCGGGCCGATCAAACAGATAAATTTTCCAACCGCAGAACAGAACTCTGGTCGCGGATGCGCGATTGGTTGATGAACGCAAGCATCCCGAATGATGATCGTCTCGCGACAGATTTGTCTGCGCCAGAATTTTCCTATACAATAAAAGGACAAATTCGATTAGAACCTAAAGACAAAATGAAGAAAAGGGGATATGCTTCCCCAGATTCGGCTGATGCGTTGGCCGTAACCTTTGCTAAACAGGTCGCAAGGAAGGGGCCTGTGAGACGACAAATATCACGCATGGCGCGTGATGTAGATTATAATTTGTTCGCTTGATCAAAGAAAGGGCTCTCACATGGGCGGTTTGTTTTCCTCTCCTTCAATTCCACCATCGCCCCCACCGCCGCCGCCGCCTGAGCGTAAGACAGTCGCCGAAGAAGGCCGCAAGGAGCGCGAGAAGCTGCGGAAGCAGAAGGGCGTATCGTCGAATATCCTGACCTCACCCCAAGGTGCGGGTGAAGAAGGGCTCGGTGCAGCAAAGACGCTGCTAGGGGAATAGTCTGATGGAGCTTACCCCGCAGGAACAAAATATTGTGAAGTATCATCGGGTCACGATGGATACCAAGCGGGTAGGTAAGGACAAGGATGGTCGGCCGGTGACTGTCTATTCAACCGGCGTTAAGATCCCGAAAGGAGATCCTAACGCCGGTAAATTTGTAGCCATTCCGGGGTATAATCGCGACACCGGCACGATCATGTCGGAAATGGAAGCGTATAATTACTGGAGGGACGATGTCATCTCTGGTAAATGGCCGATGTACGACAGCGGATCTGAGTTAAACAAACGATCCAAGCAAATCCATAAAATCATGGACGACGAAGCTGGTCGGGCGCGTAAAGGATTTAGGGAGTAAACTATGGTTGACACACTCCGCACAGAAACCGATCTGCTGACTAACATTTTCCAAGATGGTCAGGCCGCAGGATCTATCACCGCTCAGGATGTACGCGATCTGATCGTGTCCATGCGCCCTGGGTTCGGGGAAAGCGCGATGCAGGCTAACGCCACCGCGACTACGATTTCGGTCGCAGGGACATATTACAAAATTGCAGGCACCACTGCCCTTTCTGGTGATGAGTATCTGTTCGATGATGACAGCAGCACGGCGAACCGGCTCCGCTATACAGGTGCGCCAGATCGTCTTGTGATGGTAAGCTGTGTCATCTCGTTCCAAGTTGGATCGAACAACCAAAATATTGCGTTCAAGGCGTACCATTATGACGCCAGCGGTGCATCCGGCGCAGTTATTGATGATAGCCTAGTGACGCAGTTTCTGAGTTCGACGGGCAACACGGCAAGCGTAACACTCCACTGTCATGCGATATTGTCCACGAATGACTATCTTGAAATCCATGTCACCAACGAGACATCCACGGCAAATGTGACCGTTGTGGATATGGCGATGCACACAATGGCATATATCAAATGAGCATGTATCCCGAAAAAATCTGCGAAATGTACTCTCGTATGGTCAACGAGCGGGCCAACTGGGAGAATTACTGGGAAGAGATTGCAGAGCGCATTTTGCCGCGGCAGTCTGAGACGTTTCTGACTTACGGCCGCAACCTTACGCAGGGTGACCGCCGGAATGAGCGTATGGTGGATGCATCGGGGGCGATCGCGCTGGAGCGGTTCGCCGCGGTCATGGAATCGATGCTGACCCCGATGCATCAAATTTGGCACCGGCTTAAGCCAAGTAACACTGATCTCGCGCGCGAACGGGACGTTCAAGTTTATATGGATGTCATCAACCGCATCTTATGGGAAGAGCGCAAGCGGTCCAGCGCGAACTTCCAATCGCAGTGCTTTGAAGGGTATATGTCACTGGGCGCGTTTGGCAGTGGTGTGACGTTCATAGACGGCCATAATAACGCGGGCCTTCGGTATCAGTCGGTTCACCTGTCAGAGGTGTATTTCGACACTAATTTTCAAGGGATCATCGACACCGCCATGCGGCGGCTAACCATGACCGGCCGACAACTCTTGCAGCGTGTCGATGCGGGCCGTTTTGAGCCGCTGGACAGCGAAACTGAACGCTACGTCAAAAGTAAGATGGATGAGAAACTAACCGTCCTGCACCTCGTTAAACCGCGTGAGAACCGCGATCCTGAGCGTATGGACGGCAAGGGTATGGAGTTCGCTTCATATTATGTTCTTGAAGACCGGAAGGTGCTGCTGTCGGAAGGCGGATATGCCGTATTTCCGTACGCCATTAGCCGGTATGTGATCGCCCCGGGTGAGAAGTATGGCCGATCCCCAGCCATGACTGCTCTCCCCTCTATAAACACGCTGAATGAGCAGAAGAAGACCGTCCTAAAACAGGGTCACCGCTCTGTTGACCCTATTCTCCTCGCCCATGACGACGGTGTTCTGGATAGCTTCTCTCTAAAACCCGGGGCGTTGAACGCAGGCGGTGTGTCGGCCGAAGGTCGTCCTCTCGTCCAAACCCTGCCGGTCGGCAATCCCATCTTGGGTATGGAGATGATGGAAGCGGAAAAGGCGGTGATCAATGACGTTTTCCTCGTATCTATTTTCCAAATTCTTATCGACCGACGAGGTCAGACGCCGCCTACTGCGACGGAAGTATTGGAGCTTGCCAAAGAGAAAGGTTCGCTCTTGGCTCCAACAATGGGCCGACAGCAGTCGGAAATGCTTGGGCCTATGATCGAACGAGAGCTTGACCTACTGTCCAAGCAGGGCTTGCTGCCGGATATGCCGGAAGCGATGCTGGAAGCGGAAGGTGAGTTTGAGATCGAATATGAAAGCCCGTTGTCGCGGGCGCAGCGTGCGGAAGAGGCCGCAGGGCTGTTCCGCACCATCGAATTTGCCGCAACCTACGCAAACGTCACGCAAGATCCGAGTGCCTTTGATTGGATCGACATCGACACGGCAATGCCGCAAGTCATGGAGATTAACGGGGTGCCCGCGGCATGGCGTAAATCGATGGATCAAGTTATGTCGGAACGTGAAGGCCGCAATCAGCAGGCACAGCAGGCTCAGATGATTGAGGCAGCGCCAGCGGCGGCACAGTTGATCAAGGCAGTGGGGCCGAATGTCGCAGGATAAAGCCAGAGACAAACTAACCAAGCGCGCGCAAGAGTACAGAACGACATTTGACAATCCGGTAGGGCAAAACGTCCTACACGATCTTGCCTTATTTTGTCGCGCCAATGAATCGACGTTTACGGATAACGACAGGACTTCGGCTCTTCTTGAGGGCCGCAGAGAGGTCTGGTTGCGGATACAGCGCCATTTGCAGCTAGATCAAAAATCATTGTGGCGCTTTCACGGATTGGATGGTGAGTGATGAGTGAAGAAGCAGCGGCCGCGGAAGGCGGCGGTGAGCAGCAACAAGCTGAATCGTCTTGGCTTGATACGCTAGGTGATGACGATCGTGCGCTGGCGGAAGCCCGCGCATGGGATACTCCCGACAAGGCGCTCAAGAGTTATCGCGATCTGGAGCGGCTTAAAGGCGTTCCTGCGGATCGTTTGGTGACTTTGCCGGGGCAAGAAGCATCGCCGGAAGAATGGCGCGAGGTTTATACCAAGCTTGGTGCGCCTGAGACGGCCGATCAATACGAAATTAATATCCCCCCAGAGGTTCCCTTGAGCCAAGATCGGGTCAACTCGTTTAAGAACCTCGCGCATGAACTCGGGTTGACTAAAACCCAAGTGCAAAAGCTGGCTGAATGGGACACGAACCTGATGTCTGAAGTACAGACGCAGGCCAGTGAAGCAACGGATGCCCAACGGCAGCAGGAAATGCAATCGCTCAAAAAGGAATGGGGCGCTGCATATGACCAGAATATCAAGGTCGCCCGTGCTGCGGCGCGACAGTTTGGTGCGTCGGAAGAAATTCTGGATGCCATGGAAAGCGCTGTCGGGCTTCATGAAACGCTTAAGTTCATGCATAAGGTCGGTGCCGCTCTTTCTGAGGATTCATTTGAAACCTCTGAGGATCGCAACGGCGGGTTTAACGTCATGTCACCGGCACAGGCCAATCAGAAAATCAACGATCTGATGATGGACCCAGAGTTCAAGAAAAAGTATCTGTCGGGCAGCAAGTCGCACATCCAGCAGATCAATGCATTACAAGAGATGGCTCATGCAAGCGGATGAAGTACGAATCGAGATTCTCAAGATTTTGGTGCCCGCCGCGGCTAAGGTCGGCTTGACGGACCCCAGCATCGTTATTGAGAAAGCAAAGGCTTTTGAGGCATACGTCTTACCGCCTGTTGACTCTGAACCTGCAAAACGGCAGAA